TAATGTATCCGTAAGTTTTGTCAGCAGTAGCGTTAGCCCAATGACTAATCGTTGCTTGACCTTGTTGTTGTGTAGAAACGTATAAGTTCGTTGTAGCCGATGGTGCAAGGTAAGACACCGTAATGATAGTCGATGGCGTTGCTGGTCTAGTCGGACTCGTATCAGTCGGGTACTGTTCCAAAGAAACGCCAGTATCACTAACCCGCCACATTACCTGAACATAGTCATTAGCGTTCATTTCCAGAACGTAATTCATCGCAGCAATCAGGTGACTAGGATCGCCCGTACTCTTTCTAGGTGGCAAATAAAACTTACTATTAGAAGCAGCTACATCAGTCCCATTCTTACGGAACCAAATATCTACGTCCTGACCATCGTTTGACGTATTCTTAAATTGAAACGAAAACTGGATGTTGTAAATCCCATAATTCCTGACGTTTAGCTTAGAACTATCGGAAATGTAGATTCCATTGGAATAATCTGTCGTGTTAAACGTAACTGCATAGGCCGTTGTAGTGTTAGCCGCAGTCTGGTCTGTAGAGTCCTGAAACGCCCCATAGGGAGCCGAATCAGCCTCAGCAGCCGCAGATATAGGAACGAAGAAAATCAGGCTGTCGTAGCCTATACGCTCGTCGTATAGGGTCGTTGTAACCGCATTGCTAGTCGCTAGGGTAATCCGGCCTGTGTTATTGGTCTTGCCGTCCATAACCCCACGAACGACCTCAGCAACAGCCCTCTGATCCCCTCCAAATGGCGGTAATGTACGAAACTGAGTCATCGATTACCCTGCTTAACGACTTCTACCTCTAAACCGACCGCTGTTTCCCAGTTTGCACCCGTCGGAGTCAGTCTTAGACGATGATATTCACCGTTAGAACGGATAGATACACGGTTTTCAGCATCAGCAGCTACGTTAGAGCCAAATTCCACCTGATCCGACAGCAAATCCCGGCTAGCAATCGCTACGGAAGCACTACCCTTGTCCACAATCGGCTTAACTAACGTCACCGTAGACCGTCCAACGTCAATATCACCCGTCGTAATGTTCGCAGTCTTTGGCTGGCCTGAGAAAGATACGATCTTAGCACCCACTACACCCGCAAAAAGTAGCTGTCCACCTGCAAAGACCCGTGAATCTAGCGGAATATCTAGGGCATCAAGGTCTGAATTGTAGTTATCCACCTGCTCTAACGTCGCTGAAGGTGTTAATACATAGGAAATAGACGTTGCTGTGGTATCCGTATAAGACCACCTGTCTAAGTCTATCGAGTAAATAAGCAGGTTCTTACCACCAAACGTGTTTTCAAACTTCCAGACAATTAGCTTACGGATAGGATCAACCGTAGCACTCATTCCTGTCGGTATCTGGCTAGGGATGACGTTATCAAAGAACCATCTATTGATCTTCTCTACGCCAATGGCCTTAACATTTTGACCATCGCAGAGGTAGAAACCGTCATCCGCTAGGAAATACGTTAGACCGCCGTACTGAGCAATCGAACCGTTAGAGATACATCCTAAAGACCTTGAGATCGCATCAAATTGAAAGAAAAACGGGGAGCCTGTGTAGCTCATCCGATATATGGCACGTTCTAGGAAGACCAGACCATATTCGCCACCCGCTAAACCTGTAATATCCCCACCGTCAGGGATGATCTGCGTATCCGACTGAGATGCAGCACCCGGAGTCCAGTCTGTCTCATCGTTAATGTCCGACCAGTAGACCTTGTTCGTGTCATTCCCATCGTTAGCCGCAACGACGAAATCCCGAACTACAGTCACAAACTTAGCCGTAGGTGCAGCAGCAGCCAAATTACCGAAATAAGTGGAAATGCCAATCTCGTAAGCCTGTAGCTTATCCTGACCATTAGCCAGAATCATCTTGCTGCCGTACTGAGTTACATCCCATCCTTCTACAGTCGTGTAACCCGTAGTCGTTAGGGCATCCAAACTCGCATCGTTAGAGTCAAACTTGTAGATTTGAGTTGCACCAGCAGCAAATAGGTTCGTAGCACCGCCAAACTTACCCGCAAAGGTAATCAGCAGGTTCTGAGCCGCTGCATCCGAGTAATCAGCCTCACTAGGAAATGCCGCATAACCGTTAGAAACGGGATAACAGTTCTTAGCGTCAGTAACCGCCCCTGTTACTCCGGGCTGATCTGGGAGCCATTCACCAAAGGCAATCTTTTGCATTATCAAATCCCCAATGCAGCTTTAATCTCGTCAGGTGTCTGTGCTGCGTCAATACTTGTCTGAATAGCTGCGTACTTGTCACGGATCACTTGTCGAGCCGCTTCTGCACCATCGTTGCCCGGTATCTGTTTGGCTATTGCCTCATCATAAGGCTTGAATTCCTCAGTACGAGCAGCACGACGCATATCGTGACCAATGGCTTTAGCTTTATCGATGTCGATTACGAGACCCATGACCACGCTCCACGGAAAGTTCTATCAGAAGGAATATCGGCTACATCTACGATCTCAAAGGGCTTACCCTCTGGTACGTCTTTAGCAGCGATTTCCTCAATGGTTAAGCCACACTCAGGGGCAGGAACGATAACAGCAACACCGCCGTCATCAGTAGGATAGATAATTCTCTGGTTCATAGTTAGTCCTTAACGGAAGATTGACACGCACACAGTCAACGCATCACTTAGGGCATAACTTGAAGCGTGTGCGGTATTTACTCTGATGGAACCAGTCGATATTGCGGTTCCATAGTTGTTACCAAAAATAGAAACATTCATGTCACCATTGTTAAAGTCGTTTCTTTGCCCCATTGATACTGCGTTGTAATTAGCATCCGGCATTGCTGTTGTAAAGTTGACCGTATAGTCACCCGTACCGTTATCCGTAATACTCGACACATTCCCACTAGCACGAATAGATACTGTGCCTGTGCCGTTAAAGTTGACCCACGCTCTGCAACCGTAGGCTGTGGCTACTGAGCCGTAACCAGAATTAAAGCCAAATGTACTACCAGTAGCATTACCAGTAACAGAACCTGCCGACCCAGTTGTGTTTTGGTTTAATGTAGGAACGTCCCCCGCTTGAATAGCGGACATAACGACGTTAGTGCCGTTACCGCGTAAATACTGACCAGAAGTTACAGCACCAGCAAATGAGTTCATCGCTGCTTGTGCAGTTGTTTGTCCTGTGCCGCCGTTTCCTAAAGGTAGCGTACCTGTTACAGCGTTTGTAGAGGCCAAGTTAATTGAGCCAAAAGCTAGTGCTGTACCAGAACGACGTAATACTTGGTTGTCTGTTCCAGCCGCAATACTTGCTACGTCAGCAGTAGCATTTCCTGTAACACCAAGAACAGATAAAGCAGAACCTTGGGTCAGGTTTGCAAACGGCAAATCTCCTGTTACGCCATTGGATAAATCAACTTGCGACCATACAGGATTGTTATTTGTCCCCGTATTAGCAAGATAGCGCGTAGCCGTTGTGTTTTTTGGGAGACGAGCAAAATTATCTGTGGCAGATGCGTACAAGATATCTCCCTGTACTGCACCTAAGCCAAAAGTATCAATTGTTGATCCGTCAACAGTAACAGACCTAGTTGCTGTATATGTTACGAATACGTCTTTAGTGCCAGCAGAAAAATTTGTCTTAGTTGGCGCACCAGCACTAGACGCTAATACAGTATCACGCGATAAAGTCGTGCCAGAGGATGTATAGGTTCCGATGCCTATTTCCCACTCTGAACTACCTTGACCAACTATCGCATAGTAAGTCGTATTGCCATTGCCAACAGCAGAAAACGACTGGAAACCACTTACAGCACCAGCAAGCGTAATCGTTCCTGTGCCTGTAGTCGTAGTAGTTTCTTTTACCCTATCAGCTAAAACAAGTGGCATTACACCCTCGACCAGTTATCAGAACTACCACTAACCTGCGTCCATGTGTTGTTATTCGCAGAAACAACACTCCAATTATCTGAACCAGCAGCTATTTCAGTCCATGTATCGTCTACAGCACTCTGCTCAGTCCATACATTAGATTGAGGAACAACATCAGACCATTCCTCACCAATAATCGCACCATTGGCACTAATTATTGCTAACGCATTAACATTGCCTATACCAGAAAAAATACCGTTACCAGCACATACAACAGTTGCCACACCATTAACTGAAGCATGACCGTCGTAAACGACACCACCAATAGCAGTAACCGTTGCAGCCGCTGTAATGGCAGCATTTGCCATTCTGAATCTAACGCCATCAGCCGTAACTGTTGCATTAGATGTAATAGCAGCATTGCCAAACTGAATCCTTGTAGCTACAGCACTTACATTAGCAGAGCAGTTAATGACTCCAGCACCTGCATAAATAGCAACAGCATTAGCCGTTACTGTTCCTACAGCATTAACAGACGCATGACCGTCGTAAACTACGCCGCCAAGAGCCGTAACAGTTGCTGTGCAGTTTATTGATCCTGCACCAAATGTTATTTTTGTTGGATTAGCAGTAACGGTGGCAGACGCATCTACACTAGCGGATCCAAATAACGTAACACCCCCGGTTAGGGATGAAAATGGAACCTCAGAGTATGCGCTTATGCCAAACATACTTTAGGCAAGCGTCACAGACAGCGAACCGATAGCAATCTTGAAAATATCTCCACTAGCAATCGTCTTAGACGCATCCAAGGCCGTGTGATACAACAGATTGCCTGTAGTCAACGCATCACGAATACCCACATAAGTAATCGTTCCCCATGTTCCTGTGGCCTGTGGAAACTCAATAGCAGCAGAATTCGTTGATACACCATTACTAGGCGCACCAAACGTAATAGCCTGACGAGCATAAGACCCACCAGATACCTCAGTACCAGTATCAGCATCAGTCGGGTCAGACGTATACAAGGCCAAGTAAACAGTCGCAGGACTGGTGTAGCTAGTGTTCCTCAGAGTAGCGTTAATCAGCGCATCCTCAAGATATGTTGACATTTCTGCCATGATTTACCTCACGTTATAAGACATAGACATAGGCTGACCGCTGTATTCACTCGACTGGTCAGAGTTCGTAATCGCCGTTACTGCACGATCGTATAAGGTTGCCCATGTCTGAATACGGGCATCGTTCATTAGGTACGGTTCTGCTTCCGCTAATGACGCATACAGCAAAGCATCAGGATAATTAGCTAAGAAGATGTTGCTAGAATTGCTATCTGACAATAGCGCAGGCTTGCCGTAGTACAACATCTGGAGAACGTAAGTACCGTCAGGAGATGGGGCTAGCTGTATCTCAGAGCCTAGAATCGTGTAGTCGATAGGCTTACCACCCTCTGTAACCCTAGACTCAGCGTAGAAGCTATTAGGAGCCTTGTAGCGCAATGTAGTCACCGGATTAGTGTTCAGGTGAATATCGCGCATCTCTAAGAAGTCTGTAGGCAATCCGACAGTAGAATCACCACCTGTAGTCGATGCCGTTGCGACAATCAACATCTGCCGAGTCCGAATGTCTCGACGTAGCCTTTCCTCAGCTAGTCGGATAAAGTCGGGTATCACCGATGTTAGATCACTACGGGCTAGATAATTCGCTACCGTAGTCTTTAGTTCCGAATAGCTTGCAAATGGCATATTTATTCCTCTAACTGCTCAAAGTCCTTCCAGCCATATTCGTATGTGCCTATGTGCCTGATGTGCATCGATAGCTCATGGTCTACATACGTCTGAAAGCCCTCAGAACCAGCCTTGACGCAGAAATATACATCCTCACCACAGACACCGTTAGAACCCCATCCAGCATCGAACCAAGGTCTACCAGTCTTCTCAAATACTTCTTTACGGATCATTACAGCACCAAACCCAACCGCTGTAACTTCCTCGATTCCCTCTTTACCGCGAGAATCTACATTCGACCACTTACGAACCTCAGTATCCCCATCCATGTACCTAGTCAAAATCTTTGCCGTAGGTGTGACAGGCTTCCTTCTGGTCGTAGCATTAACCCCAACGATAGGCACTTCGCGGCTTAACAAGATGTCAATGATGTCTGGTGGGAACCGCATATCGCTGTCGATAAACAGCAATGCGTCACACTTTTCACTCAAAGCAACCTGCGCTAGCTTTTCCCGTTGGTCGAAAATCAGCGTTCCCGGCATTGTGTAAAGGCTTAACCCACCTTTACCGTCCTTGCAACGAACAGACGCATCGTGTGCAGCCATCCTCGCAAAGTCGAAAGCAAAACCAGTATGAACCTCATCCCTACACGGTACGCAAACTCCTACTCTCATATAGTTCCTCGATACGTTTTCCAGACAGCATTATCAGGATCGTTCAGCCATTTAGCAAACCCGATCTCATCCACCACGTTAAAGCCCTTCATAACCCCCTGCTGATTCAGTACGTCAATCACCGTAAAGGGTATTCTGGCAACGTGATGAAGCTCGTTTAAGTGGCCTCTGCGTTCTTTATCGAATTCAAGTTGAGCCTTGTTAGCCTCAACGATCTCGGTAACATCCTGCTTCGTCTCGATGACAATCCCGCCGTCACCGTCCTCATATACTGTTTGAGTCCGTATCTGGTTACTCATGTAATGTGTGTCCAAGTGCGCCCTATTCTCACTCCCCGAACGCAATTTGGGGATACGCCAAGTTCTCTAGCTATTCCAGCATGACTTAGCGTACTTGAACGGATCAGCCTAACCTTTTCCTCGTTAAGCAATGATTTCCCGTTCCCTTCACCTTTAGGAGAAACAGTCCTTTTTCTCCCTTTTGCAATCATGTCCTGCGTGTTCTGCTTTGCTGTACCTATTGTAAGGTGGCTTGGGTTCACACAGCTAGGGTTATCGCACTTGTGCATAACATGCCAACCCTTTGGTATTTCCTTGTTGCTGTTGTGCATCCTCCAACTTATTCTATGTGCGCCTTCAGAACCTTGAGACTTCTTACCAACACTAAACTGACCGTAGCCATTACCTCTCTTATTGCCAGTCCAGTTCCAACATTCTTCTTCTGACTTCTTATCTACAAAATGCCAGAACCTAACTTCCATTGGTTCATGGTCATTCTTTCCAGCTTCAGGACTGCCATACTTCATATACCTACGGTAATGTTTCTGGCAGTACCCCCATCCAACAGCCTTACCCTGACAACCTTCGTATTTGCAATTCATAGGACACCTCCATGATTAACACAGAGGCATCCTACTTCAATTACGAACACATGTCAAACTAGAGGCTCATATCGAGATCGGCGATTATCCCATGAGCAGCCTCGTTCTTGACTTCCAGCGTAACTTCAGCCAAGAGTTGAGTGTTCTCGCTGTCACCAGTCTTAGCCAGATCATTAGTCTGGAACGGACGGAGATAAGCGAGTGCTGCATACTCAGGATCGAGTACCAGAGCATCACGGGTACGCATGAAGCGGTTAGGAACAACCGACATCGTGCCAAAGTCCGACATATAAACGTCAGCCGCACCGATAATGGTGGTCGGAGTATTGCCCGGAGCCATGTAACGCTGTGCAGCGATACCAGCAAACGACGATACCTTCTGCTTACCAGCAGCACCAACCATCAGAATCTT